CGGTCGTATGCCGCCCGCGCCGCATCCAGGCGCATCGCCATCACGTCCAGCTCGTACCGCTGCTGGTCGACCAGCTTTTCTAAGTCCGCGATCCGCGCCTCGGCTACGCGCGTTGCGGTGCGCTGGCGTTCCATGTCGGCGTTGTAATCGGGGTGCGCTTGCTCAGTCATGGCGTTTCGCTTTCTTGTACTCATAATAGCAATGCGGGCATAGACCGCGCCCCTGGTGCTTGCCCGCCTCGCGCCACGGGCGGGCGCAGGTGCGGCAGTGCATCGGCACGGGTGGGCGTAGCACGTTCCATCCGTGGCGGGCGTGCCAGGAGTAGCACGCATCACACTCGCCCCGCGCCCGAATGTGGACAGCCGCGCCGCAGGATTGGCAGGGCTTGTGCATCTACGCCGCCTTTCGTTGCCGCCGCGCGTGCTGCGCCGCGATGAGGATCGCTTCAAGGTCTGGTTCGTGAACATACTCGTCACTGCCGAACGCTTTCCAACACCACTTGCCGTCGATGCACTTGGCTACGGGCACGCTCGGTCGCTTCACGCGCGGCTCGCGGTCGTTGTCAGGGATGAATGAGAGTTGCGTTATCATACGAACATCTCTTCTTGGTCGGCTATCATCGCAAGGGCGCGCGGCTGGATCGCCTCGATCTCAAGTGTCGCCCGCGCTGCATACGCCGCGCTCTTCTCGCAGCCCATCCAATCGATCCCGTAGCGTTTCGCCGCTTTCGCCGTCGTGCCGCTGCCCATGAACGGATCACATACCAGTGCGGGCCGAACTGTTTCCATCACGCGCTCTGCAAGCGGGAGCGGGAAGGGCGCAGGATGCCATGACGATTGCACACACGATATATTCCAAACATCTCCCATAGTTCCCGCGCCTCGTGAGCGCAACCGGAAAAGGGGCTTTGCTAAGACTAATATTTCTTCATATGTTGGCAAATAAAACATAGCCGAATGGTTAAGCCCGCCCCCGCGCGCCCATATGATGCGCTGCCTAATCACTAGATCGCTCGGCACATATATACGCGGTTCAACCAACACCCCATCAAGCACGCGCGGTTTATGGTTATAGAAGATTGCGCCATTGCTTGCGAGCGCCCGCCAGCAGGCGCGTAGAATGCTGTGTTGCCAGTTTATATATTCATCGCTTGGCATGGCATCATCGAAAGTATCATAGCCATCCGTGACTATCTTTGCCTGCCAAGCCTTCTTGCTGGTTGTTCGTCTTGAATCGTGCCCTAAGTTGTACGGTGGGCTAAACAGGAACAGCGGCACGGACGCGGGCGGCAGCGCTTCGAGGTATTCCAGAGCATCCCCGACGGTGATTGTATTGAGTTGCGTTATCATCGTGCATCTCCAAGAATATCGCGTATTTCCGCTATCACGTCGAGCGGGCCCACCCGCACTTCATTGGCCGTGAACACGTACACCCGCCACCCCGCCCGCGTAATCATCCGAATCTTGCGGTGGTCTTTGTTCGTGCCGTGCTTGCCGCCGCGCGCGTGGCTGTACCCGCCGTTGACCTCGATGCCGAGCAGCGCCGATGGGATGGCGAGGTCAATCTTCCAGCGGTCGAACGGGTAGTCGCGGACGAAGCGCTGCGCGAGGTCGGGCGCGTGAAGGCGCATGTGCGTCAGCAGGAGGTCGGCGCAGTCTTCGGGCTGCCCGGTCACCGCACGGCGCACGGTCGGTTCCTGCAGAATGGGGTTGAGCGCGAGCGTGTCTTTGCTAAATCTCATGCCGCCACCATCCCCACCAACACGTTGTTGCGGCGGGTGTACGGGTCGCTGCGCACCTCCACGCCCGCTACCTGCGTCAGTTCGGCCTCGTTGACCAGCACGACGGTGGGCCGCACGCCGTAGCGCAGGACGTAGGCGGCGATGGCGCCCGCGATCTTGTCGGCGGGCGTGTGCTTCGGGTTGTCGTCATACCATCCTAAGAACATTTTAGTAGCCCTCCGCGCTATACCACTTCGAGAGATTATCAAAGCGCGTCAGCGGCGCGTTGAACGCCAGTTCGGTCTTGCCGCACGGCCCGCCCCTATGCTTGACCACCCAGAGCATCCCTTTGCCCTTGTCCGGCGTCTCAGGGTTCAGCTTCTCAGGGTTAATCACGAACAGCACAATATTGCTATCGTTCTCGATGTCGCCGGCCTCGCGCAAATCGCTCAGGGTGGGCGTAGCATCGTCGCGCCGCTCGATGTCCCGGTTGAGCTGCGCGAGCATAAAGATATCCGCGCCCGTTTCCATCCCCAGCGCCTTGAGCCCGCGCGTTATCTCGCCTATCTCCTGCTGCCGCGTCTGCCCTTTCTTGCCGCTCGGTCGCACCAGCCCCACATAGTCCACAACTACGAAGTCCAGCGGGCCGTACTCAGTGATGTGCAGTTTGGTCATTGCGCGGATGTCCGCCAGGGAGAAGCCGCCGCTACGGGTGAAGAGCCGCCACGGGCTAATCGCGCCCGCCACCTCGGTCACCTTGCGGAATTGGTCATCGGTCAGATCGCGGCTCTGGATTATCTTGCCGTCGATGCCGCTGCGCATGGACGCGATCCGCTGCGAAAGTTCGCGCTTAGTCATCTCCATCGAGAACATCAGGCCGTGCTTGTCCTGCTCAACGAGATTCAAGCCGATGGTGAGCGCCAATGCCGTCTTGCCGTGTCCCGGCCGGCCGGCGATGGTTATCAACCTGCCCTCGCAGGTTAGCCCGTAGATAATCGCATCGAGGTCATACAACTTGGTGCTGGTGGCGGGCGGGTGCTCTTTGCCAAAGTCGTCAAGCAGTTCGTTCATCATCTCTTCGAGCGGCGTAGCGCCCTGGTCGTCATGCTTGACCGCAGCCTCAGTGATGAGCGCCAGCACCTCGGCCCGCACCGCGTCATCGTCCATGCTCTCGTCATACGCCAGCGCCGCTGCCCTGGTGCTGTTCGCTATCAGCGTGCGCCGCATCGCCGCGCTCTCAACCATCTTGGCATAGCTGATAATGTGGTAGCTGCTCGGCGCGGCGTCGGTTAGGTCGGAGATGTACACGATGCCCCCCACGCGCTCAAGTTGCCCACGCCTGCGCAATTCATCCGATACAGTGCGCAGATCGGGCGGGGTGCGCTCGGCAAACAGGTGCAGCATCGCGCTATAGATGTCGGCGTGCTTGTGGCTAAAGAACATATCCGGCGTCAGCCAGTTCGCCACGGCGACCAGACTATCACGGTTCAGTAACACGCTGCCGAGCGTGGCGCGCTCTGCGTCAAGGTTGTGGGGTAGTTCGTTCATCGCGCTTTCCTTTCATCGAGAATGGCCCGCCTGCGCTCGGCAGCGGCGGCCCGCTCTTCGGGCGTCGGTTGAGGCGAGGCGTGTGTTAATGGCAAGTCGGCGGGGGCGCGATTAGTAGCGCCGTTGTTCTGATGCCTACCCTTGCCGTGGTACCAATCGAGCATGCCCTTGACGTTCGCGGGCTTGAAGCCGCTGGCGAGCCAATCCTTAATCGTTCGCTCCCACCTGTTAGTATCCGTGACCTGTTCGGCTATCATCGTGGCGGCATACTGCGCCGGTCGGATGCCAGTTAGTTGAGCGTATATATCAAGCGCGGGTGCGGGTGTGGCACCCTCTCTCTTTTTACTTTCTTCCTCTTTATTGTTAGTACCAACCTCCTTGGGTACCCCTACCCAATCTCCTTGGGTACCCTTGTCAACGTCGTTGGGTACCCCGTACCCAATCTCCTTGGGTACCCAATCTCCTTGGGTACCCCTTTGTTCTTTTTCAACTGCTAAAAGTGTATAGATGTTAGTTTCGTTAACCTTACGATTACTACTTGCGCGGGGGCGATAGGTGATGGTTATCAGCCCTGCGGCTTCCAGCGTATCAAGCGCCTTCTTTGCAGTGGGTGGGGATATGCCAAGCGTCGTGGCGATGGTCTTTAGGGATGGATCGCACTGCCCGGTTTTATGGTTAGCAAACCGCGTCAGGAGCATATACACGGCAAACCCGTATGCGCCTATCACTGGCAGGTAGTTGTCAACAACTTCGTTATCGGCCCAGTAGTGACCAGGCTCCCGATGATCTCGGATGCGGGGTGGGTTCTTCATTGCCGGTTCCTGACTATAAAAGAGAAGATCGGCAGCACCGCGCCGCCGATCCGCCATGTCCTACGCTGCTACCATTTCATACTTGTGTGCCTCCTGCTCGTCCTTAATCGCAAAGAAGGCGCGAATAAACTGCGCCCGCGCCCGCGTCAATTCCCGCTCGGCCTGCGCCCGCTGCCGGGGTGACAGGCTGCCGGCAAGCAGCAACTTCCAGTGCGCGATGTCCTTATCCGCGCGCTCGTAGCGCTCCTCTGGTGTCATGGCGTCTCGCCCTTCGCCTTGGCGATGGCGGCGCGGGCCTGGTTGAGCGTGTTCGGGCCGGGTATGCTGCCCTCTTCGGCCATGTGGAGTAGGCGCCCCAAGGCGTCGAGTAGCTCGGCGATCAGGCGGGCGTTCGCTTCGTCTGCATTCGTATGTGTGCTCATGCTGCTGTCCTTTCAGGGATGCCGGCGCTGATGCGCTGGCTTTCTTCGGTTGTCACGATTTGAACCTCAAGTTACAATAGCCCTTATCGTTCGCCGCCTGGTCGCCCGTCGCCCTGCTCTTGCAGTAGGGGCCGTATCGTCCGTCGACGAGCGGGTAGCGATGCACCGGGCAACACGCCTCGCCATCGTCGTTATAGAGCGGGTCAACGTATTGGGCCATGACTTTGCCGGGGCCGTGCAGCACGGGTGCGGGCGCGTTCTCAACGCCCTTCCAGCCTTCACGCCGCAGCATCGTATCAATGCACTGCTCAAGCTCCACGACCGGCACGTTCTCGCCTGCGCCGTACCCGAAGGTGACGAGCGCGCCGTGGTAGTTGAGTTGAATAGAGATGCTGCGCTGGCGTTTGGGCGGCTTGGGCGTGAAGTCCAGACCGGCGGCGGCGTCAATCTGTTCGCGGGTGGGCATCTCAATCATGGCTGTGTCCTTTCAAACCTATGGCGGCCTACGGTATAGCGGCGTGACCTCGGATTGCGCTTCGGCCCGCGTGGGCGTTTGGGCATCGCGTCAACCTGTTCCCACTGCCAGATGTACAGCCGACCCTCATGGTGCCAGCGGTACAGCGTCTTGCGCGACACGCCGAGACGCGCGGCGACTTCTGCGCCTGTCATCACTCGTCCTCCAGTGGCGGCAAGTCGAGCGAGCGGCGGCACTTGCCGCACGTCACATCGCTATGGAAGCGGCGTAGTCGCTCCCACCCCCGCGCGCTTACACCTAATCGCGGGGCGTCGGGACGACCGGAACGGCACCATGTATCGCCGCCATCCGCACGATGCGTGGTTGCGGTATCACCATCCCAATCGCCGCCGCTACCTGCTGGCCCAAGTTTGCGACGGTACTTCACCAGAACGTCAATGTACATCGTTATTCCTCGCCTTCGTTGCTATCGGTGCCGTCCATCGGGAGCGGTCGGGAGCGCTTGTCGAGGACATCGAGCCGCTTGTGCGCCGCTGCCCACCGAGCGCGGTTGGTGGTGATGCGGGTGGTTAGCCCGTCGCGCTTGTCGTGCTGCGCGTCCTCGTCTGCCTCGCCGCAGGTGCGGGTGTCGAGCGCCAGGTGCTTCATGTAGCTCATTACTTCGCCCCCTGTCGCTCGGCTGCCTGGATGCGCGCGAGTGGGTTCAGCAGCCCGCTATGCCGCAGGATGAGTGCGCCGGATTCAACCGCAGCCTTGACAGCGTACCAGTCCATCGGCTTGCCGGTGCTGAGTTCGCGCGGCCAATCGGCGGGCGGGGCGCAATCGCCGCAGCCATCGACACACCCGAAGCCGGCGCAGGCGTTGACCGGCTCAAGCCGCGCCAGTTCGTCATAGCAGTACTGGTCGCAGGCGACCTCAGCGGCGTGGTAACTACCGAAGAAGCCGATCAGGATGCCGTCTACCTCTGCGCGAAAGTCACGAGTGGCCCGGTCGTAGCGGATGGTGCGTTCCATTACTTTACCTCGCTGGTGTTGATGACGATGAAGGCAGCAACGATGGCGCGGTCGCGGATGGCGATAGCGCCGGTCAGGGTGTCGGCCAGTCCGATGAGTTTGTTGGTGCCCTGCTCGCGAACTTCGTAGGTTCTCATGGTGGTGTGCCTTTCGTGGTGTATTGCTTCAACTGCACATATCATACCACATACTATGTATTTTGTCAATACCTAAGAAATGACTATTGACAATATCATAAATACTGCTATAGTAATGGCAGCACGGTTTTATAAGCAGAGGAACACCATGAACGAGAAACGACCACGGGGCCGACCACCGACCGTCATCAAACTACACAAGCGCACGGTTTCGTTCCCGCCGAACCTATATGCGCGATTGGAGCGAACAGCTCTCAAGGAAGAGCGCAACGTCAACGAGTTGATTGTTGATGTCCTGCGCGATGAACTTGAGCGCCGCGAACAAGTGCCCGCATAAACGAAAAAGAAGCGCCGGCCTCAACCTCCGGCGCTCCTGCCTTGCACCTCGCCGTCACCCCATCGCATCACCCGCCTTACTTGGCATAGCGCGCCTCGATGCACCTGGTACACAGCGGCACGCCGCCGATCCTGACGTTCGCGGGCGCGTCGTGCGGGGCGCAGCGCGGCATGTGCTCAGCCTGGAGCAACGCCACTTCTTGCCACGTAATCGCGCCGGCCTTGACCGAGCGCCACAGGCCCGCGATGTAATCCTCAGGCGGCACTTTGTCCACTGGGCACCTCCTGAAAGCTAATCAGCACGTCGTCCGGCAGCAGCGCCATGACCTCGGCCACGTCGCGCGGGCGTGCGCTGTGCAGCGCCTCGGCCACGGCGATGTGGTT